CCCATGATTTCTCTCTCCAAAGGGACGATCTCGTGAGAACCAAGAAGCTGCGGCCGAATCGGAAGCGATACGCGAAGGAACACAAGAGGTTGCGGGCGATCCTGGCTCCGAGAGTTTCGCTCGGTCTGGAGCGCTGCGCGTTCTGCGGCGAGCGAATCATGCCGGGCCAGCCGTGGGATCTCGGCCACAACTCCGACGGCGTGACGTACAACGGCCCCGAGCACATGGGTTGCAACCGCGGCGTCGCGGCGCGAGCCGAGCGGCACTCGCGCGACTGGTAGAAACAACGAGCGGCCTCGGAGGGCCGCTCGCTTCGCTGCTGTCCTCGGTTCAGACGCCAGCGGCGATCAGATCTTCCATCGTATGACCTCCCCAGTGCTCCGTGATGTACGCGGTCGCGGCTTCGCGCTTACCGCTGACCTGGACGACCGGCCAACCGGAAGGGCCGTCCAGCGTGATCAGCTTCAGAGCGACTCCGACCGCGAGCGGCAAATCGTCGTGGTTGCACGCGTCAAGTTCAACGACGAGAAGTTCGTCGCTCATCTCAGCTCACCTCCGTTCCGAAGATCCGTCGGATCGCGGCCACGTCGCCGCGGAGCTGATGGAGTTCTGCTTCCATCTCGCGCTGTTCGTCCGCGTGCCGCATGAGAAAGTCGGCGAAGCACTCCAGCGTCACGGCGAGCTTCTCCGGCTCGGCGCTGATGTGGTAGTTGGACGACATCGGAAGGTACGGCATTCCGGCGAGCGCTCGCTTGATCCGCGTCGCCTGGTCCTCGCTGATCGTGATGGTGGTCTCCGTCGCGCTCATGAAACCTTCTCCTCTCTGGCGCGGGCTTCGCGCTCGCGCCGTTCTTCGTTGATTTGCCGCTGGTGCCAGTTCCCGCGCTCGGTCTGCGTCTCGTCCGCGAGCCGGTAGGCGAGATCGAACATCTCGTCCGTCGCCCACTCGGGCCAGGTCGCCGGAGGGTCCAAGCGGTGGGGGCAGTCTCCGAGGCAGGGGTAGCTGTAGCCGTGGATCCGGTTGAAGCGGTTGTTCGGATGGTTCATGCAATCCTCGGCGTGCTCGGGCCAAGTCGGCTCAAGACCGAGGCCGCGGAGAATGCTCTGGCCGACGCGCAGGCGGTGCGACGTTCGCCAGCACTCGATGTCGTAAGTATCGCCGCGCTTGAGAAGCCGTCCTCCGTTGGTCATGGTCGCTGCTCCTTTCGTCGTTTCCATAACTCAAAGATAGCGCACTATCTGAGACTTGTCCACTAAAACACGGGAGAGTACGCTTGAGCGTCTTGGAAGTCGCGGCACCGAAGATCCTGCACGCTCCCGGCTTGGACGATCTTGACCTCTCGCGCGGTCAGGAAGCGATAGAGCTGGCCGACTCGCTCGGCATGCATCTGGACGAGCATCAGAAGCTCGCGCTGACGGTCATCTGCGCGCGAACCGACGACGGCCGCTGGGCTTTCTTCGAGGTCGGCATCTGCGAGCCGCGGCAGAACGGCAAGGGCGTGATCCTGGAGATCCGCGAGGTCGCCGGAGCGTTTCTCTGGAACGAGCCGCTGGTGATTCACTCGGCGCATCAGTTTGACACGTCGCAGGAACACTTCATGCGACTGGAGAGCCTGGTGGAGGACTCCGACCTGGAGCGCCAGATCAAGACGATCCGCCGCTCGCACGGCGAAGAGGGTTTCATCCTCAAGAACGGCAACCGCATCCGCTTCCGAACGCGAACCAAGGGCGGCGGTCGCGGCTTCTCCTGCGACACGCTCGTTCTGGACGAAGCGATGGTGCTCTCGCTCTTTGCTCACTCGGCGCTGCTTCCGACGCTTCGCGCTCGTCCCGATCCGCAGGTGATCCTTACCGGATCGGCGGTAGACCAGCAGATCCACGAGCACGGCGTCGTCTTCGCGAGCCTGCGCGAGCGAGCCATCGAGGGAGAGGACAAGTCGCTCGCGTACCTGGAGTGGACGATCACGAACGACGAGGGCGAGTTCTACGAGACGCCCGACGACGTTCCGAAGTCCGTCCTGGACGACGAGCGAAGCTGGCGCGAGAGCAATCCGGCGTTCGGTCTGCGCGTTCGGCACGAGCACTTCCAGAAGGAGCGCGACGCGCTCTCGGATCGCGGCTTCGCGGTGGAGATCCTCGGAGTTGGCGACTGGCCGCGCACCGACGGGACGCATCTTTCGCCGATCAAGCCCGAGGAGTGGGATCTTCTCGTTGACGAGACGAGCAAGCTGCGCGATCCGTTCTCGCTCGCGTTTGACATCTCGCCGGAGCGGCGCTCCAGCATCGCGGCTGTCGGCCGGAACGCCGACGAGAAGTGGCACGCGGAGTTGATCGCCAACTACCCTGGAACGGCCAAGCTCGTGGAGCGGATGGTCGAGTTGGTCGAGCAGTACAATCCGCACGAGGTCGTTTGCGACGGCTTCGGGCCGAGCGCTTCCATGATTGGGCCGTTGACCGAGGCCGGTGTCAACGTCCGCGTTCTGAACGGCCAGGATCACGCGCAGGCTTGCGGAACGCTCGTAGACGCGGTGGCCAACCGGACGATCAGACATCTCGGCAGCCAACAGGTTTCCAATGCTCTCCGCGGCGCAGCGACTCGCCCTCTGGGAGACGCCTGGGCATGGGCAAGACGACGAAGCAGCGTGGACATCTCGCCGCTCGTCGCCATAACTCTCGCGCTCGCAAGCGCTCAAGGACTTCCGGAGGAGAGCGATGACATCAACATCTGGTAGCTCATGGCGCTGAGGGAGTTCTTCCAGCAGACGTTCGGGATCTCGCGCACGGAGACGGAAGCCGAAGGACGCTCCGACCTGATGCAGTCGCAGATCACGGACTTCTGGAACACGCTGCTGGGCTGGGGCTTCTCGCCGTCGCTGATCGAGAAGGTCTGGACGGCGAACCGCTGCATTCAGCTGAACGCGCAGATGATCGGCTCCATGCCGTTGCGCTTCTACGGAAGCTCGGAACCTGCGTGGGTCGCCAACCCAGATCCGGTCTGGTATCCGAACGGGATGGGCGACGCCAGCTACTCGATGGCGCACAGCTGGTACGGCTGGGGCGACGTGTTCCTGTACATCACGTCGCGCTACGCGAACGGACTTCCGAGCGCTTTTACGGTTCTTGATCCGACTCCGATGTCCGTCGGCGTCCGCTCTGGCAAACGAACGTACAAGTCCGGTCAGACGGAGCTGGATCCGGACGACATCGTTCACATCCTGCGCAACCCACGTCCCGGAGCGATCCGCGGAACGTCGGCGCTTTCGTCGTACAGCTCGTACCTTTACGGACTGCTCGCGACGAGCGAGCTTGCGCGTTCCGTCTCCGGCGAGAACAGTCTCCCGCACACGGTTCTTCAAAGCACGCGCCGTCTGGACGAGGCGACGGCGGACAAGCTCAAGCTCCAGTGGGACACGAAGTCGGCGCAGCGTGGCGGCGGCGTCGCGATCATTCCGCCCGAGCTGGAGTTCAAGGGGCCGATCAGCTTCTCGCCGAAGGATCTCATGCTTCTGGACATCCAGCAGTTTGACGCTCGCGTGATCGCCAGCGCCTTCGGTGTCCCGCCGTACATGGTCAATGTTCCGCTGGAAGGCGGTCTGACGTACCAATCCCCCGAAATGCTCGGAGAGCACTGGTGGCGCTTCGAGTTGCTTCCGTCAAGCGGAAGTCTGGCCCGCGCGATGAGCGCTGGTCTTCTCGTAAGAGGCTCGTACGTCGAATACGACGCGCGAGCAACCCTGGCTCCGTCCTTCAAGGACCAGGTGGACTCGTGGACGGCTCTCGCAGCTGCGGGGATCGTCACGACCGATGAAGTCAGGGCGGCCGTTCTGAACCTCGGCCCGCTCGCGCAGGGAGAGGCTCTGGAGGCGCTTACCGTGCCTCCCACAGCGAGTGCTTCACCCGCTCAGTCCCAGTCGGCGACCGTAGTGTCGATCCGACCGAGCACAGGAGTTGGATAATGGAGCACACCGAGAAGATCACGATTCAGCGTGACGTGAGCTTCGAGCTGCAAGAGGAGGGTGACGGGAGGACGCTCTACACGCGCATCGTGCCTTACAACAAGCCAGCGACAGTCTCCGACCCGCCGGACTTCGTTCCGTACCAGGAGGCGTTCTTGGAGGGAGCGTTCGACAAGCAGCTGAAGGCTGCCCACCGTGTCGACGTGTTCCTCAACTTCGAGCACCAGCGTGGCCTCGGAGGACTCGTCGGTCGGGGCACGTCCCTGACGACCGCGCCCGACGGACTCTACGGCCAGTTCCGCGTCTTGAACGGTCCCGACGGCGACAAGGCTCTGGAGCTGATCAACGACGACGTGCTCACCGGCATGTCCATCGAGGCCACCGTTCTTCGCTCCACCGTCAAGGACGGGATCACCTGGCGCAAGGACGCTCGGATCGTCAACGCGGCGCTCTGCCGTCCCTCCATCGCGGCGTACGGCGGCTCGGCTGCCGTTCTAGCCGTCCGTACCGACGACGAGACGGCCGGAGAAGCCACGGAAGAGGACGAGACGACCGAGAACCTGGCCGCGCCGGAAGCGACCGTAGAAACGCCGGAGAACGAACCAACCCAGGTTGCTCGCAGCGAGGCTGACGAGCGTCTGGAGCGGCTTGGGATCGCTCCGCTTCCGAAGTTCGTCGTGGTTCGCAACTCGTGGGACTTCGATCCGGGTCGCTTCAGCGACGAGCAGTACGAGGCGGCCTGCTTGATCGATCTCGGCGGAGACGCACCCGCCAAGATGCGCTGCTCGCTTCCGATCCTGGAGCCGACCGGCGAACTGAACGTAATCGCACTGGAGCGTGCCGCCGAGAAGGTCGGTCACGTTCCCGGAGCGAGCCTTCCGCAGAAGGCGGAGGCCGCTCGCAAGCTCCTGCGCCTGTACCGCATGGCAGAGATGCCCGCGCCGGAGAGCATCCGTCAGCTCGCCACTCGCGGCTGATACTCTGCAAGACGACGCACCTCGCTCGACATAGGACACCTCGCGTAGCTCGCGACACCTCCTGAAGAGACGACACCCGTCGGTCATCGTCAAACCGACCATCAGGAGGCAAGTGATGGGACTCGGAGTCACGCGGACTCGTCTGGAGCGACTCTCCGACGAGAAGAACCGCACTCTGGAGAAGATCGAGGACCTCAGGTCGCTCGCCGAAGAGGAGAGCCGTGACCTGCAGGACTACGAGAAGGAGCACGTCGAGAAGTACCGCACGCGCGTCACCGAGCTGGACGCGGAGATCAACATCCTCGCCGAAGACATCGAGCGCTCGCAGGGTTCGCGCGACGTTTCGCGTCTGCTCCGCGAGGACGAGGATCCCAAGCCGTCCACCGGCAAGCCCAGCGAGTCGTCCTCGCTGATCCACCGCACGTTCGCCGAGTACGCCCGCGACGAGCTGGTCTCCCGTTACCAGCAGCTCGCTTCGGCGGCTTCCGGCGGGATGGCCGATCCGGCTCAGGTCGCCGAAGAGGCACGTGAGCGCGTTTCGCGCACGTTGCAGAACACGCTGACCTCGAACATCGGTGGTCTCTGGCCTACGCCGCACATGGCGCAGATCATGGACATCATCGATGCTTCGCGCCCAATCGTCAACTCGGCACG